GAAATGCTTCTTTAAATGTGTCCTGATATATAATACCAACCGTAAAAGTTTGAACTGGGCTTTGTGTTTTGTCTACTATACAAGAAAACTTCGTCCCTCTCATTATTACCATGCCCCTGCCTACTTGTGCTACTTGCACCAAAGCATCCCAAGTGGACATTTGACTGTCGATAGCAATATTAACTTCCGCCCTCTTATCACCCCCTCCAGTAAGGGTATCGCACCAATTAGCCCAAACTTCAAAAGCGTCAAAGTCTATCCTCGTAGTAGGATCCACACCATCATATCCTTCAACATTCAAGTTATAAACACTGCCTTCATGGTCAACGTCAAGTGTATAATAAGGCTTTACAAGAATATCATAACAAGCCCAAGCGGGGTTATCTGCTCTAACTGCTTTCCAATTTGACAAATCAGGATCATACACAGGCACATGGCTCCTAATTACTTCGCAAGTTATTGAAGGTACAGCACCACTGAGCTGGGAAGTTGCTAACGCTCTCACCCCAAGTAACGCTGTGTATGGGTATGCAAAGTCGTCTGGGATAATCTCAGATAATCCTGTTAAGTGTATAGTGTTTATATATCGCGTAGTAGTACCAGCCACTCCTACTTTCTTCAGCCTTACCTCATACTGCCCTCGGGATAAGTTACGTACCTCAAAAGCCCTTCTAACGGGTTTATTCTGGGCACCTATTATATTAACATTACTAGTAGCACCGCCAAGACTAACAGACCTCGTTATGTTATTCATTTTTGTGTCTAAATGACTAATCCAATCGGCATCATAACCCATCTTAACAGCAACTTCAACTTCTTGCCTTCCTAATCCATTGATAGTATGATACCCCCGAGCAAAAGTACCCGCTGTTTGCCAACCTGTTTTCATAGTAGTATGAGTGCCTGTTCTAAATTGAATTGTCCAAGTTGTGTGTTGCCACCAGCTAACAGATTCACACTCAGCCGAAAATTTAAACCCCCAGCTTGTATAAGTAAAATCAGTGTAAGTAGCAGTACCACCTTGACCGGATTGAATGCCTATCCAGCCACCACCAACAATCCTATACTCAATACTTATTTCAACATAAGTTTGATCAAGCCCGCCTTGAGTGTTTGTGTAATACAACCCATAAGGACAGATAACTTCTATTCGCAACCCTTGTGCGCTGTTGCCAACAGTGGTCTTACTAACATACGAACCAGTCACTATCTCAGCATCAAAACTTTGGTTAGCGTATGTATCGTCAAAATAGTCAATAGTGATTTGATTTCTAGTCCCAAGCCTCGCCCTTTGCCACACGCCCGTAAAACTTGCTATGTCTTGCCCATTTATTTCTACATTTTGCACCCCTTGTATCTGCCCATCATGTATTGCCATAAGTGCGTTATAGTATTGATCATTGGATTCAATATCTATATAACGATTGATTATTGTTCCAGCTACTCTCCTTGTCCCATAGATTTTAGGAATTGGTCCGCCAGGGGCTGTCATGTTCCGCATTTGACCCCAACCATAAGTATCGGTTTGATCAAGTGAACCAGGGCCAAGCGAACCACCAGCCATCCCTATACCTGGCAAAGCAGGGGGAGAAGGTGGAGTAATAGGGAATATTGCATTAACAAGCATTGCGCCAGCAATACTAACGCCAGCACCAACCATAGCTGAAGCTGCCAAAGAACCTGCTGTATATCCACCCCCCGCAGCAGCGGTGCCATAAGCAGATAAATAATATTGTTGACTCACAACCGCAATAACCATAACAGCTATCATTGCAATTGTACGGCCAATATTCTTGTCCCCACCGCCACCTGTAGGAACTGGTACTACTACTATATGGTCTTCCACATTAGGGCAGATATGTGCAAGGTCTTCGTCTTCAAGTATCCTACCACTTACACTATAGATTAGTTCTGTGTCTCTCTTGACCACTAAACCTTGTTGGGCCACATAGTCATTGACGCATTGACTCGGCACATAGTCAAGCCAGTAGTCTGCTCTCTCTCTAATATCAAAAGGGTTAGTCACTATAGTAAGTCGTACTTTATCTTGTGTATTTATAATATCCATGTATTCTATTTTTCCAAAGTGGGTGGTCTATTTTCTCAATGACTGTATTAGCTTTTTCTATACTATGTATAAAGTGTTTGTCATCAATACACACGCCAGTATGATTCACAAATTTTGGATGATTCTTAATTATTAGGATGACACCCCTACTCGGGCCACCTACTCTCTCCCAATCTCCAAACTCATCTTGATGATTTATAATAGCAAAAATCTTACCAACATTAAAAGCACCTACGTTAAAGTCTGGCAACTCTTTATTAGTAAGTATTTTGTGGGCTATCATAGTACAACCCCAACAGTCCACGCCACCATTACCTCTCCCCCTATCCGCGAAAGGTATTTTAGTAAGGTCATCTATGCTCTTTATATCTGCATTACTTTTTCTGTGTACTTTTTCTTCCAAAAGTTTCTATCTCCATTACCTCTTGAGTTACAACTTCTGCACAAAGTAATCAAATTACTTGGATGACAATTCTTTTTGTTGTAGTCTATATGGTGAACAGATAGTTTATCATTTTCACTCCAACAATCTGGATTTTGGCAAGTGTGGTTATCCCTTTCCTTAATCATATCCTTAAGTTCTTTTACCCACTCCGAACAGTAAGGTTCGCAGGAGATGCCGCCCAACCAATTCCAATGCTTAGCTCCACTGCGATCAGGTAAATGTCTACCTGTTAAAGTATTAGAAATTTTCTTTCTTTGTTCTAAAGATATTACTTGTCCTTTGTTAGCTTTGCTCATTTTTCGTCTTGTCTCTTTTGAGTGTTTATAACCCGCTCTTCCTTTTTTCATGTTTTCAATATGTTCTTTAGTTTGTTTGTAGCCAGTCAAAGTTTTGCTTATTTCGTCGCCCCATGTTACTCTTCGACCCTTCAACTTATCACTTATCTTTTTCCTTGCCTCAGGTTTATTCATAGGATTATTATTTGTGGTATTTTGTCTTATCTTTTCCACATGCTCTTTAGATAATTTTCTGCCCTTTAGTGTAGCTGATATTTTCCTCTTCTGTTCTTCTGAAATAATAACAGTTTTACCTTTATTGCCTTTAGAAATTTTATTTTTTGTTTCTTCAGAATGTTTCCTACCTTTCATAGGAGACACACGGCCTTTAATAGCATTAGAAATTTTCTTCTTTGTCTCTTCTGTATGTTTTCTACCTATCCTTGATTCAGACATCTTTTCCCTTGTTTCAATTGAAGCTATCTTACCTTTATTCCAAGAGACTTGTCCTTTATGAGATTTTGATATATTCTCAACATGCTTTTTAGAAAGTTTACGCCCTTTTAAAGAATCAGAAATTTTTTGCCTGTGTTCCTCTGTAAATTTATATCCCACTATTATCCTCTGTCGACGTTCGCATACACGCCGCCCTCCGGGACGCCCGGGAAACCGCCGAAAAATCTGACGTTTCCATAAAACCTGCACTTCTCAACAGTCTTTATGCACCCCAAAGCTGGTGTAGAACCACTATAGCCACACTTACCATCTTGAAAAGACCAAGCGCAAAAGTTTTTCATAAATCTCCTTGGCGGAAACGTAACGTATAGTTGATTGGGTGCAGATAAATCAAAACTTGCCCACTCGTTATCAGCAAAAGATTTGGTACAAATGAATGATTCATTTATTTCAGCAGTAGTCAGATCTAAATGATCACTGTGTACTACATACACATTTACAACAGCACCAACCCCACCATTCGCGCCGTCTGCTTCCATGTAGGCTTGTACGGCTCTTGACACATTTCCAACCCTAACTGTTAGGACAGAGTGCTCACCACGGCCAGCTTCTTTTGCATCATCTAACTCAAAAGGAAAGGCAGTCCAAGTGTTACCACCAACCATAGGCCAAACAATGTTTTCGGTATTTCTGACTATTCGTATAGTAGTACCATCACCAAATGCTATCTTCAATAATATTAGCCAAGCGCCGGCACTTGTCAGACGGTTCTTTTCAACTATAGCTGCGCTACTTAAAGTAAGAGCCATTACACTTCCCTTATCCTCATACTTCCACTAAACCATTCCTTGTGAGTATTATCAAAAGATAAACTATCATCTACAAAACGAACTTCGATGGTTCCGCCAGATCCCTTATTGGCAGTTGGATCATTCCAAATCCAACTGTTAGCCCCACCAGTAACACCACTCTCAAAGAAATATTGAAGGGAAGCGAAACTCTTTTTAGACATACTATCCCAAGTAATCACAAATTCGTGGATAGGTCTTGTGTACTTGCTCCTTGTTTGCTCGTACCCAGCTTCAAATTGAGAACGTATAGCGGGCCTGTGTGTTATAACTTTTATTGATTTATAATTTCTACTTATCCCGGTAACTCCCGAGGGGAAATCAATTGGCATGAGTAATACCTCTATTGTATGACTTTATATACTTTATCATTATGCGCCTCGGATCGCCTGTCTGAAGGATTGGCTGTTCGCCAATTTCGTAAGTATGATGTCTGTTACAAACTTTTCACCATCCCATCGGGGCTGACCACTTTGCTCCGCCTTTGCTTCTGTCCCCGTTTGGTTTATTATATTGATTGTAACTGAGGGACCACCGCCGCGTGGGATCACGGATTCTCCGCGTTGCAAAACAGCAGCAAACTCATCTGATTTAAGACCACCATGTAGTCTTGGGATCTTCTTTGCATCTTGTGGCACTCTTCCACCAGCATGAAAACCAGATTCAAGAGCGTAACCACCACCACTACCTCCACCAGGAAAGTAACCACCAATAGCCTTAGCCCCTGCTTGTAACAAAGGGCTCAACCCTTGAGCTAATGGTTCTGTAATATTCCTTTGAATTACTATTCTTAGTAAATCCCTTATAATACTATTTGCCATATCTGTAAAAGAAGCGGCTACACTCTTAGTACCCATAATCATTTCTATGAACGCTTCTCCCATGGAGTTAGTCATGCGTGTGGCGAGGTCATCGTAGATAGCTTTAGTATTTGCCGCCTGTGACTCAAGGAGCTCCCTTTGCGCCTCAACAGCTTTTGTTTGAATGTCCTTTCTTTTAGTTGCCTCATCTTTTTCATAATCGGTTATAAGTGCTTCGAGGTTAACCCAATCATCAATCATTGCTTGATGCATTTCCATCTTAGTTTGTGCTTCTACTTTTAGCATATTTTTAATTCTTTCAAATCTTTCAACATCATATAATGGTGTTGTGATTTCCTGTTTTGTTGCACTGGGAATTAAAGGAGGTACTGGTTTACCTGAAGTAATTGAGGGTCTTTTAATGACACCCCTGAAGAATGGCCCATCCATCATCCTCTCACCCTTCTTAACTAATTCCTGAAGCTCTTTAAAATTAGCAGTTGCCACGTCTTTGTAATCCAAAATTCCAGCGGAAGCCATTCCTAAAGCTTTACCTAAAGTAGATGCCCATGTTGCCATATGTGCCATACTACCCAATAAAATAGCTCCCTTTCTGCCATGAATTGCTAAGCCGACTATGCCATATTGCAGGATTGCTGTGTCGTAGGAGATAATGTCCCAAATTTTCTGAAGTGCTATCTTTATCTTTTCAATGTACTCAGGAACTTTGGTTTTGATCAAGGATTCATTAGCTTTAACCCATCGTTCCGCCTCATCGTTGATAGTTGACAACTGTGTTTTCAACTCATTGAAAATACCAGCCTCCATAATAAGGTTTCTAAATTGAAACCACTTATCACCCATCATACTCATCAAACCATCCCAGGTTTGAGCCATCTTTTCCGTAGCCCCACGAAATTGTGAGTCTTGTTTTTGCCACGCCTTCATCAATTGTGCTCGTGTTTCTTCTGCACTATACTTTACGCCTGCTGTAAAACCCAACATACTTGTAATTCCACGTTCGCGAAACGCGTCTGCAGCCGCGGCACCTGCGCTATACATTCTCACGATTTGCGACGTGGTTTCTTGAATACCCAAACCAGACACAGCCGCAAGGTCACCAATCATTGGCATCCATGTCCGTATTTCGTCAACACCACCTTTCATGACACCACTAAGTTGGGTGGCAGCCGCCATAATTTCATTAAATGCAAAAGGCACTCTGCCTGCATAATCAGCCATTTCTTGGAAAAGCCTACTCCCTTCGCTTTGTGATCTAAGCAGAATTTCCAAACGCAATCGGTAATTCTCCGTCTCTCTCGCAGCACTTAAAAACGACTTTGCAAGCCCCAGTGCACCAACTGCACCAGTCAAGGCACCAATGGCTATGGTCATTTTGGCGGTGCTACTTGTAATGCGACTCCATACGCCTGTAACATCACTACCACTAAGCTTCACTTTATTCGCAAAAGTTTGCACGTAACTAGTGGCTTTAGCCAAGCCCGTATTTAAACCGGTGGTATTTACACCAATTTTGACTTTAAGATCTTCGTTCATCTGTTTCTAACCTTAGTTTCTAATTTTGACCCCTTTATCTTTGGAGGATTGTTTACTATATCTCTTTTAGGCGTATCAGCTTTCATCTTTTCGTTATTTACTTGTACATACAGTCTTAGTTTCTTCTTTTCTATCCTTGATAACTTTTCAAATCCCTCATGGGTGCAGTGAAGTATTTCTGCACATATACTCATATCAGCATAAAGTTGCGTAGTCTCTTTGGGCTCACCGACACCCATCAACGTTGCAAAAAATCGGACTCATTCGAATCCTCCCATTTAGTAAGCAGGCTAATATCGTCAACTATTTGAGTGAACTGTTCACCTGTTATGCCCATTGCCCTCAGCACTTCTACCTTCTTCTCATCGTCTTTAATAACATTACCATTTACATCAAGCATTGGTAAATCCAACCCACAAAGCACTATTTTCATACCAAGATTTGAATCGTGCTTACGTTTTGTTTTCAAGTAGTCCTCATCAGTAAAATCTGACAAATAAACCCATTGCGTGGTAATTATACCAAGATCTCTAGCTAGTTCACTGCCAGCTTCTACCTTACATTTCTTTGCAGGGGGCTGGGGTGCTAGTTTTTGAAAAGAATCCACTAGCTCTGAAATACCACTTGACTTAATAGGTATTTCCAACTTCTTGGCCTTGCCGTTATGAGTAACTTTAACAAAAGACACACCCCTACTTTCGAAAGGCGATTCCCCCTCCTTAAGTTCATTTAAGCGAACTACTGCAACTTCTTCTTTATTACCCATATTAATTTGCCCTCCTGTGTTTTAAATTATTACGTTGGCATGTATGGGCTGTTCAAGCTTACACCACCCGAAAAAGCAATGGTACGAGTAACATCACCATACACCATACCCGCCACAGCTACTACCACTTCATCTTCACCCTCAGTAACTACCAACTGGTCACCAGGAATGAACACCTCTCTCCACCTAAAACCCATATCAGTTACACCATCCCAAAGGACTTCCATATCCCATGCTTGCTTTGAAGTGTCTGCAAACTGGGGGGTTGACACACCATCAATCATACTCTCGCCCTTGGAACTTCTTAGTGTCTTACCCTTAACTACACATGGACTTGTGCCGCTAAGCATACGTAACATGTATTGAGTAGTAACATCATCTATACATTTAAACTCAAAGCTTATAGGTAAGGGAGCCATTTTCTCCTCATCCATACCTTTCTTATACTCAGCGTCAGCTGTGTAAACACCCCTATCCATAACCAAAATCTCCGCAGGTCTTGTACGCGCTATCGGAGCATTAAAACCCGCATTTACAAATAACACTTCTGCATAGACAGCTGCGGTAGTTTTTGAACCAATAGTGGTGCCAGAGTATATCCTTAATTCTCCATCACGATGTTGATAAATCACGGTAAATACCTCCTTATTATTTAGTCAAAACTTCTGCTATGTTCTTTCTCATTATAACCTTTTTCTCAACAGACTTACTCTCGACAGACTCGTCTTCCATCAAATCACTCTTTGCTAAAAGATTCGCCAGGTTCTTAACCCTTTTCGTTGATAAGCCAGCGTTATGTAAAATAGCTTCAATCTTCCCTTTATCTAACCCCATATTATCTCCTCCTTATTAAGTAAATTCCTGCCGCCATTCCACGGCGACAGAATAATTGTACTGAAAGAAATCACTACTTGGTATTGGTCGATCTGTCACAATCTCTGACACATGCATTAATTGTAGCGAATTAGTAAAATCCCCAGTCGAAAAGTCATACAAGTTAATCCCATCTTTTATTTCAAAATAACCTGCGAGTATATCTCTTATTTCATAATGCCTATTGGTCTTTGTGGTGTTTTGTTTTTTAACATATATGTTAAAATTAATAAGCGGACGAACAAGCATTGCATTGGTTGAACCACCTATTCCTCTTACATATTCAGTATCTCCGACTCCAAGTATAGTCTCCTCAATCCACTCATTATGTGCACTTTCAAAAGGCAATCCTTCATAATGTATAATGAAACCTTCAGTAGTTGATAAATTGTCTTGAATGTACTTTTCAACCGATGCTTTAAAATTCTGAATTTTTCCGCTACTCAAAAGTGCCATAATTACCCCGTCATATAAAATTTGTTCCAGTCTTTTTTATAAGCCTTACTCATGTCTTCGGGTAATTTACCATGTCTCATTTCTCGCATAGATACCCGGACCATACCAAATGCGGACTGTTTGCTATGACCGAATTCCAAAAATATTATGTAAGACACGCCATTCACTATCTCTATCCATTTGTCTGGGCCTCTAAAGTTTTCACTGTAACCACCCTCTGATTTGCCAAGATTCTCGGCCACTTTACT